GCGATGGCGACGCTGCGCAACATGGCCGCGCAGGGCATCCCATACACGCTTCTGGATGGCACGGGGCAGCTGTATGGACGATGGTCCGTAACGCGTGTCGATGAAACGAAAAGCATTTTCGCGGCGTTCGCGCAGCCGAAGAAAATCGAGTTCGCTGTGACGCTTGCATATTTCGATGGCGCTCCGTCGAGCCTTCTGCCTAACCTTAGCGGCACGCTGCTGGGTGACGCTATCAGCGGCCTTTCGCAGCTGCTCTAAGGGGATAATCTCTGATGGCGACGACATATACGACGAAGGACGGCGATGTGGTGGACGCTGTGGTGTGGTCCTACTACGGCACGCGCGACGGCCTGATTACCGAACAGGTGTTGGCGGCAAACAAGGGGTTGTCGAGCTATGGCCCGATCCTTCCGGCCGGCGTCGTCATCACGCTTCCGGATATCGGCGTGCAGTCCACAAGCCAGTCCGTGAAGCTGTGGAGCTGACATGGCGAACCCCATACAAGCGCAGTTTCAAATCAGCGCGAACAGCAGCGACATTACAAGCGCAATCGCCGACAGACTGGTGTCGCTCGAATTCACGGATGAAACCGGCAACACCAGCGACATGCTGACAATCACCCTGGCTGACCACATTCCCACGCAGCCCATCGCGATGCCGCCGACCGGCGCGAAGCTGGACCTGTCGCTGGGATACGATGGCTCGCTGGATGCGATGGGCTCATTCATCGCCGATGAAATCGATTGGGAAGGGCCGCCCGACCGACTGGTGATTCGCGCACGCGGCGCCGCCTACGATGAAAACAACGGGGGCGCCTATCATCTGCAGACGCAGAAGGTTCGCAGCTGGGCGACCGGAACGACCATCGGCGCGATGGTGCAGAAAGTGGCGAATGAGCACGGCATGACGGCACTAGTGGATTCAACGCTGGCCAGCGTTGCGCTGCCGCACGTTGACCAGCAGGACGAATCCGACCTGAACATGCTGCTGCGCATTGCGAAGAAATATGACGCGGTGGTGAAGCCATCCGGCAGCAAGCTGGTGTTCGCCAAGCGCGGCACGTTCAAGAGCGTGAGCGGCCAGGCGCTGACGCCTGTCACCATCGATAAGTCGGACTGCAGCGACTACCATTTCACGCAGCAAAAGCGCGAAACGGCCGGCACCGTTGTGGCCTGCTACCACGCCGTGAAGAACGCGAAGCGCCACATCGTCACAGTCGGAGCCGGCGAACCCGTGCGACGCATCAAGCAGTATTTCCAGACCCAGGCCGAAGCCAAGGCAGCGGCTCAGGCAGAGCTGTCGCGCCGCTCGCGCGCCATGCAGGAGTTCCACGCCACCCTGGGCGGCAATACCAGCCTGGCAGCCGAATGCCAGGTGACGCTGACGGGCTTCCGCGATGGCATTCCCGCCATTTGGATAGCCAAGAAAGTCACCCACATCCTGGACGGGGATGGGGGGTATTCGTGCGCCGTAGAGCTGGAGCAGCCAGACGCCAGCGCGCAGAATGACGTGGCCGATACGACGGACAACGACACCACGGACAACGCGGGCGACAGTGACGCTTCGTGACTCATTATTATTGTGGATTGCTTTGCGTGATGACTTAGCCCAAAGGGCACCCTGAGCGGCACCCTGGCGATAATGCTTCTGAAAATCAGATGGCTAAGTCATTGATTTTATTGGAGCGGGTGAAGGGAATCGAACCCTCGTATTCAGCTTGGAAGGCTGCTCGCGCATACTAATCGCACTTCATCAAGCGTCATCCTAATTCACGTTAGCGCATTGATTCACAATGTGAAATTGACGTGCGCGGCGAATTCCGCTTACGCTTCAATGAGGGGTCACTTTCGCCCCAAGGGCACCCTGAAGGGCACCCTGAACACCAACAGAAGCGAGGCAGGGACGTGCTGACGAAAACCCAAATCGATGCCGCCATTCGGGACTGCGAAGGCGAAACAGTGCTGTACGACGGCAATAGGAATCGTGGTGAAGGCAGCCTGCGGCTTCGGATTCGGCGCAGGGATGGCGGCCCCGCGAAGTGCATCTGGTTCGCTCACTGGCAGAAGGGTGGTGCACGGAGCAAGATGCAGATTGGCCTGTACCCCGACATGTCGCTGGCCGACGCCCGCGCGAAGTACGTCGAAGCCATTCGACCAGTCATTGCGTCGTCCCCGCAGCCGAAGGTGACGATTGCCCACCAGGCCGAAGTGCCTACCGTTGGAAACCTTTTTACGAAGTACGTTGCGCACCTGAAGGCGCGCGACGCTGGCTCTGCTGGCCACGTTGAAAACGTGTTGCTGAAGGGGAGGTACAATGCCGCCGACCAGATAGGCCGCGACAAGTTGGCGGCCGAAGTGACGCCGGCCGACGTGCGCGCGCCCCTGGTGGCAGCTGCCAAGCGCGGCGCGCTGCGCACGGCGGATATTCAGCGCACTTACATGTCATCGGCATTCGGCTGGGGGATGAAGGCGACGAACGACTACACGCAGGAAACTCCATACAATTGGGGCATCCAGGCTAACCCGGTGGCTGCCGTGCCGAAGGACCCGCGAGCGAACAAGGCCCGCGAACGCAACCTGTCCTCAGCAGAAATGGCGAAGGTGTGGGCGGCACTCACCGATGAAGGTTCAGGAGACTGCGCGCGCCTGGTGATGCTGTGTGGACAGCGCGTACAGGAAACCATTAGGGCGGACGGTTGCGAAGTCGATACGGTGCGTGCGCTGTGGACCATCCCGGCGCCGAAGACGAAGGGGCGGAAAAGTCAGCATGTTATCCCGCTTCCGCCGCAGGCCGTCGAAATCTTCAAGCGCCTGAAGCGCTGGCACGGCGATGGTCCGCTATTCCCCGCGCGCGCAGGGTCAAAATCGAAGCGCATGGGGTTCCTGGCCGTATCGCATCATATAGCATCACTGGAGTGCTGCGCGCCATTCCAGGCCCGTGATTTGCGCCGCACGTGGAAGTCTCGCATGGGCGATGGCGCGCTGGTAGATCGCTTCACGCGCGACCTGCTGCAGCAGCACGCCCGCAAAGATGCTGGCGGCATCCATTACGACCATACAGACTACCTGCCACAGATGCGCGCAGCGATGACGAAGTGGGGAAAGTGGTTTGACAAAAACGTGGTTCAAGTTGCGAAGAAACAACAGCAGGTAATTGCTGCGTGATGTAGGATTGCGTTTCTCACACAGCAACACCGCGCCCGTTGACGCCGGAAACCGGAACAGGGTGGCTCGAAGCGAGCCAGAAGAACCCCGCCACGAGCGGGGTTTTTGCTTTACGCAAAAGAAAACCCGCCGAAGCGGGTTTGTAGGTGTTTACACTCAGAATGGTATGTCGTCATCCATGTCGTCAAAGCCGCCGCCTCGCGTCGGCTGCGCCGGTTGCGTTTGCCTCTGCGGGCGCTCGCGCTGCTGGCTGCCGCCGTTGTCCGCGCCCTGCTCTCGGTTTCCGCCAGGCGTCAGCGACACGTTATCGATGCGTCCCACAAGGTTGACGCCTTCGCCGTTTTGCCCCTGGTACTTCTCTATGCGCACGTCCGAGATTTCGAAACAGTGCACGGCGCCTTTCTTCAAATACGGCGCGAGCGCTTCCGCCTGCTTGCCCCACAGGCTGCCATTGATCCATTGGCTAGGCGGGTATTCGTCGCCTTGCTTCTTTCGGCCGCAGATGTACGCGAGCGACAGATTGCAAACAGCATCGCCGCCAGGCGTGTAACGCACTTCAGCGTCTTTGCCCAATCGGGCTAAGCCAATCATTTTCATGATGTGAAACTCCTATGATACTCGCCGCAGCCGGCGATGTTCAGCTTCGCGCGCCGGCCCGCAGTACAGGCGCGCATTGTCGTTTGCCGCGAACGGTTCGGCGCAATGTGGGTTCAGGCACTCGCCCTGGGCGGCGAAGTGCTTCGTTTTCGTCGCCAGGATGCGCTGCCGTTCCAGTGCGTCCTGGGTGATGAGTTCTGCTGCGTCCTGCGCGCGGTCGAAGTCGTCAGGCACTGAGAGGGCATCCGTTAATTTTTCCGCACGACCTGAAGCCTTCGCCTGCGCAATAGCCGCATAACGTGGTCGCGGGAATCTCGTTGCCCGTCGCATGATTGACGCGCCGCGCTTTGCGATAGCCGACGACGCCGCACAGTGCCTCAAGATGGCCGCGGTACATCGGCTGCATATGGCC